ATGAAGCATCGTGATCCAAAGACCGACGACATCTATATGATTTCAGACCGCAAGGGCTGGAGAAAGACTAGGGAGGGGCAGAAAATGACTCTGGAATTGAACGAAGAGCAGCGGGCAGAGCTTGCCCGGTTGCAGGCGTTGGATGCAAAACAGAAGGCTCGCGTCCTGGAATTGTTGGAAAATACGCTGAGTGCGGCTGACGTCCATGTGTTTTTGACCCTGGACGATAGCAAGGAGACGGTGACCATCAGCTACCTGGAGAGCTGCAAGCCGAACAAGGTGGTCAACATCAACCTGGACAACCCCATGGCCATGCTGGTGGACATCTTCAAGTCGGCAGGGCGGGACCTGTTAGAAGAAGCGTAAGGAGGAGAGGGGAGAAACATATGGCCTATTACATCAAGGGAGCAAATGGCAAGCTATTTGAGCCGGGACGGAAAAAGCGGACCTATGTGGACGCTGACGGCACCCAGTACACCGTGTGGGTGAAATGGGTTGGCGGCCAGTGCATCTACCGGCCGCACAAGCGGGTGAATGGCAGCTACCGGGTGGTGCCGGATACCGAATGGCACCAGACCGAACAGGCGGCCCAGGCAGAGCTGGACATTGAGGCCAGCGTGCAGGGGTGGAAGGAAGAAGAAAAGTAGAAAGGAGGCCCGCCATGGAATCGCCGCTGATGAACGTGAAAGAAACGGCAGCGTATCTCCACGTTGGGAAATCCACCGTTTACAAACTGGAAGCCGATGGGGTGCTGCACCGGGTCAACAGTGCGGGGCACATCCGGTTTTCCAGGGACGAAGTCGAAAAAACCGTCATGGACAAGGTCCACAACGGTTGGAAGAGCTCCCGGGAAAGGGAGCTGGAGCGGGAAATCGCCCGAAAGGATGCCACCATCCAGAACCTGAAAAGCCTGCTGTACAGGCTGGCGTCTGGGGTCATGGATGGGCTGGGAAAGGAAGGACTACTTGAACCAGAAAAACGATGAAACCTACCAGCTCCGCTATGTGTGCTGGTATGGGCACATCTTCCACCGCTATGAGGACGCAGTGACAGCCCGGCAGTATAGCCGCTGGCACAGCGACTTTGACCGGATCGTCAAGGTCTGGGGCGGCTGGAAGATCGTGCCGATGGGAAAGGAGTGATGAAAATGGATGCGGAAATGATGGAGAACGTCCGGCAGAACGAAAAGTACTACCGGATGAAAGCAGAAGTATCCGCCAAACAGATTGGCGAAATCACGGGCCATTGTGAATCCTGGATCATCATGTTTGAACACGGGGTGATCAAGACCTTGGGCGAAAAGGATATCCAGAAGATTACAAAGGCCCTGGGCATCAGAATCAAAGACCTGTTGCAGCCTGCAGGCAGCCCCGTCCTCTCAGTTACGAAAGCAGAGCGCAGGAGAGGAATGAAGAACCTGGAAAAGATCCGGAAGCACAAGGGGCTGACGGTGCCGGAGCTCAACATCCGCCTGGGGCTGGGCAGAGGGCGGCTGCAGAGGGCAATCAATGGCTATGGGGAGTTTGGAATCAAGACATGGCTGCTTATCGCCGATGCCCTGAACATGGATCTGAAAGTGCTGATAGGGAGGGAATGAAGATGGAGCTGAACAAGATTTGCGCTGCGGCCGTCATCGTCCTGGGCGCTCTCACCATGGCGTGTCACGCTGGCCAGGCTGTCCAGGAACGCCGGAATCCCCAGTACACGATGGTATCCCGCCGGGTGATGGCCGGGGAAACCCTTTGGGAAATCTGCAGCAAGGTTAACCAAGGGCGGGAAGACGTTTGGGAAGTCATCGACCGGACACGTCTGGACAACGACATCAAGGACCCGGGAGCCCTGAGGCCTGGGTAGGTCATCACGATCAGGGTAAAAAAATAAAAAGCCACCGGCTGTGGGAACGGCCGATGGCGGTAACCTTCACTCTGGCAGTGTGGTTACCTCCAGTATAACAAGGAGGACTCGAAATGTCAAAAATCAAAGGAACAACGATGATCCTGACGGTGGACCAGAGCAAAGACCATAATGCCTGGCTGGCCGCCAGAAGCAAAGGCATCGGCGGAAGTGACGCCGGAACCATCATGGGGTCAAATCCTTGGAAGAGTCCCTACCAGCTGTGGTTAGAGAAGACGGGGCAGGTAGAGCCGGAAGACATCAGCCAGAAGGATGCCGTCTACTGGGGCACCGTACTGGAGCCCCTGGTGGCCAAACGCTTCAGCGAGGTGACTGGCAAAAAGGTGGAACGCTGCGGCACGCTGCAGAACAATGAAGCACCCTGGATGCTGGCCAACATCGACCGCCTGGTCCTGGGCGAAGGTGCAGGCCTTGAAATCAAGACCACCAACGCCTTCCGGTCCGCTGAATGGGACGGTGACCAGCTGCCGGACAGCTACTACTGGCAGTGCCAGCATTACATGATGACCACCGGCCTGCCGCTGTGGTACATCGCGGTGCTGATCGGTGGCCAGGACTTCCGCTGGAAGGCAATCCCCCGCAACGAAGAGGACATCAAGGAACTTTTCCTGCGGGAAGAGGAATTCTGGAATGTGAACGTGCTGCAGCATGTGATGCCGGGTATCGACGGCAGCGACAGCACCCGGGAGGCACTTAAAGAGAAGTACCCGGGCGGCGACCTGGAAGAACTTGCACTGACTGGTGATGCCGATCTCCTGCTATACGAACGCCAGGACTTAATGGAGCATCTGACCGATTACAAAGAGAAGCTGCAGTTCACCGACAACAAGTTGAAAGCCCTGCTGGGTAATCATGAACTGGCCACTACGCCGCAGGGCATCCGGATCACCTACAAGACCCAGGCCGGAAGGACAACCATCGACAGAAAGAAGCTGGAAAAGGAATGGCCGGACATCTACCAGCAGGTAGTCAAGATTGGGAAACCTACCCGGGTATTACGGTTCAGAGCACCGAAGGAGGATGACAGCAATGGCAACGACTAAAGGAGGACTGGCCAAGCGCCAGGCCGGAGTACAGACGAAAGTCCACAGCATCAAGGACTTAATCAGGAGCATGGAGCCGCAGATCAAAGCGGCTCTGCCCAGTATCCTGACCCCGGAGCGGTTCACCCGGATGGTGCTGACGGCCCTGAGCTCTAACCCGAAGCTGCAGGAATGCAGCCCCCAGAGCTTCCTGGGCGCCATGATGCAGGCTGCGCAGCTGGGCGTAGAGCCAAACACCCCGTTGGGCCAGGCCTACCTAATCCCTTACCGCAACCACGGCATCCTGGAATGCCAGTTCCAGCTGGGGTACAAGGGGCTCATTGATCTGGCCTACCGGTCCGGTTCCATCCGTGATATTTCCGCTCACGTGGTCTATAGTGGCGACGGCTTCGAGTTCGAGTACGGGTTCGAACCGAAACTGATCCACAAACCGGCCATGACGGACCGGGGGACGCCCATCGCCTACTATGCGGTCTACCATACCAAGGATGGCGGCGGGAACTTCGTGGTCATGAGCCAGGAGGACATCGAGAAACACCGGAACAAATTCTCCAAGGCTGCCGGTCAGGGCTTCAGCCCCTGGGGCACGAACTTCGAGGAGATGGCCAAGAAAACGGTGCTCAAGAAGCTGCTGAAATACGCACCGCTGAAGACCGAATTCGTCCGGGCGGTGGCCACGGATGAAACCGTGAAGAGTAATATCATGCCGGATATGGCCGACCAGCCCAATGAAATGGACTATGCCGAGGCTGCAGAGGTCCAGGAAGAACCGGTGGCAGCCATCGAGGATAAAGACAGCAGCATCCAGGCACCTGCCATGGAACTGCAGACCGAGGACGTAAAAGTCCCCCAGAAGTAACGGAACCTGAAAAGAAAGGGGGTGAACAGATTGCAAATCAACTATGTCTCCGAGATCAACGCCTTCCATATGTGGTTGGCTACGAATCCTACACTTTCGACATCAGCGAGAATATTATGGTTTTCCCTTATGCATTACTGTAACTCTTGCGGATGGAAGGTGGATTTCGCCGTGCCACTATCGGCAATCGAGGCTGATACCGGGCTTAAGAGAGATGCAATCTATGCCGCCAGGAATTCTCTGATCCAGGCCGGGCGCATCAAAGTCACCCAGCGGAAAGGAGGAAAGGCAGCCGTTTACTCCCTGATATTTTTCACTGTGGAAGCTGGGGATGAAAACCCCGTGTCGGGAATGGCGTCGGTTAAACCGACGCGAACCCCGACACGAACCCCGACACCATCCCCGACACGAACCCCGACATCAACCCCGAATATTCCTAGAGTAGAGAAGACTAGAGTAGATAAGGGAGGAGGAGCCGCGCGCGCGAGGAGCACCCGGAATCCGGTGAACGATCTGGATTTTGGAGAAGTAGCCCAGGCGTTCAGCGACAACATCAACCCCATCACGCCTTTCCAGGCGGATGATCTCCACGACCTCTACGAGACTTACGGGAAAGACCGGGTAATCTGGGCCATCCGTGAAGGGGCAAGGAACAACGCCAGGAGCATCCGCTACGTGGAGCGTGTACTGGAGCACTGGCGGAGGGGCGATACGGGGAAACCCAGACAGCAGCAGAACCAGACAGCGACGGATCTTTATCAGGGCATGGCCAGTGTAATCTCTGACCAGGGCGATGATCCGGAGAAGATTGCTGCCTGGATGGAAGAGGAAGGTGTGGACATTGATTCTATCGCAAAGAGCGGCGGCCATGGCTCTGATTAAGGCCTGCTATCCCAAGTTCACGGACGTGCAGGGGGAAGCCTATGCCCAGCTGACGGCTGACATCCCAGAGGGAGTACTGGCCCAGGCTGTGAAGAACGTGATCAAGACCAGCCGGTACCAGCCGACGGTAGCGGAAATCCGGGACGAAGCCGCAAGGATCGTCAAGGCAGCCACCGGCACCCGGGCACCCATGGCGGAAGAAGAGTGGGAGAAGGTGCTGCGGGCTGTGGGAAGCGTCGGTCCCTACCGGATCCCTGTCATGAAGGACAAGGAACCCCTGGCAGCCAATGAAGCCCCTGTGTGGGAGAACTGCCTCACAGAAAGCGCCGTGAAGAAAATCGGCTGGATCACCCTGTGCGGAACGGAAACCGCCTCCATGGGTTACCTGCGGGGGCAGTTCATTGCCACCTGGGAGAAGCTGGCTGCACGGGAAAAGGCTCAGCGGCGGATGAAGAACACGCTGCGGGGACAGACCGGCAGGCAGATCGTGGCCAACCTGGCCAAGAAGCTGGGCGCAGGGCAGGAACCCAAACGCCTGGAAGGAGGACAAAATGCGGACGGAGGAAACAAAGGCCAGACGGCACTGCGTCCAGCTGCAGTATAAGCTGGATGCGGCCAATCTGGCCCTGGAAAAGGCAATCAAGGGTAAAGACCGGATGGTAAGCAACCTGAAGGCAGCCCTGCAGGATATGACCCGGCGGTACGAGGAAGAACATCGCCGCCGGATCCACGCTGAGCAGGAGGCCAACCGGCAGCGGCATCTCTACCAGGACATGGCGGAGACCGCAAGGGCCCTCATGGCCGAAAGAGAGCGGCCGGAAGGGACGGGCGCCGCATGATCGAGTTTTGTGTGTTCGGCGACCCCAGAGGCAAGGGACGCCCCCGGTTCAGGGGACACGCCTACACGGACAGCAAGACCCGGGCCTATGAGCGGATGATCCAGGGCGCTTTCCTCCAGAGCGGGGAGAGCATGTTCCCGGAGAAAGTCCCGGTGGGGGTGGAAGTGGAGTGCTACTTCCGGATCCCCACGAGCTACAGCAAACGGCGAAAAGGGCTGTGCCGGGAAAACTTGGAGCTGCCCCTGAAGAAACCGGATGGGGACAATGTGCTCAAAATCGTCTGTGACGCGCTGAATGGGTTGGCCTATAAGGACGATACCCAGGTGTCAGACATGATCATCAGGAAGCGTTATGGACGAAATGAGGGGTATATCAGAGTCAGGATTTGGGAGGTAAAACCATGAACGAGGATAAACGGAACATCACAGTGACGGAAATCAAGTGGGACGTGTGTTGCCCGACGGTATCCTACCGGGAAGTCACGGGTACGCAGGTGAAGGCGGTGGATGGGCTGAGCATGACCCAGGCTGCACCGGAACCTGAATTCGTAATGGCGGCCAAGAGGATGGAGAAGGATTTCCTGCAGATGATGCAGCTCAATATCCTGGACGGGGAAATGCTGGCAGAGCGGGTGGACTTCACCGGTCTGAAAGCGGACAACCTGGAGCGGATCGTGGTCAAGTGCGAACTGTCCTTTGACAAAGCGAAACCGAAAGAGTACTGCACCCCGGCCTATGACCTGCTGGATCTGCCGGAAAACATCCAGAAGGACATCAAGTGCATCCTGAAAGAAGCTGCGGACTGGGTGCAGGGCAAGACGGCCCAGACGGTGCTGGATTTTAGCGGAGCCCAGGACAGCACGACGGACGGCGAAGGAAAGCGGGGGAAGACAGCATGAGACTGTGGGGGACATGGAAAGTGCGGCACAGCGGCACCCAGGAGTGGCAGCTGCACCGCTATAACTACCAGACGGGGAAGGACGAAACTTATCCCCGTCGGTTCGATATGAGGATGTTCGCAACGGAGAAGGCCAAGGAGCTGAACCGGGCGGCAAAGGAGGCAGAGACATGAAAAGCAAGGCTTTGTATTTTCCTAGGGGCGTGAAAGTAATGATTACGCCTAAGTCTGTAGTGAGCGATGACTTTCGGCAGCAGATCCGTGACTCATTCCGGGACTACACATGGGGGACCCGTGAAGATTACCGTTACCAAGACAAGCTGGCATACATCAATTTAATCCGAGAGGAGAATTTCAAAGTTGATGGAGGGCATCTTATCAATGAGTACATCAGTGACCAAATATGGAATCAAGGCGAATTTAGCCTGGACGATTTCAAAGACTTTGAAACCCTTGAATGGCTCATCAATGAAGGCGTCGGCAGGAGCCTGAAAGACTGGCACCAATGGTCCGGAGACCATCATCTTGATGAACCAGCTTGTAAATTTGTACAGGCTGCCATTGAGGAAGTCATGAACTATCCAGAGACCGATAAACTGAGATAAAAGAAGGGGGCAAAGACCATCATGGCTGCCAAGCTCCGGCCTGGCAGCAGCGATGAAATGACCCATGATGTGCTGCTTCAGGCCGTCGACCGGGTGAGCCATGCCCGGGATAAGCTGAAGGACGAGGAAGACTTCCTGAAGAGGAAGCTGGTACAGCGGTAACAAGAATCACATCAGATAGGAGGTGGGGCCCATGTATTACAACGAGTGGGAGAACATCATCCTGGACAGGCTTCGAAACTACAACATTTGGACCGCCAGGGTGAATACGCTAGAAGCCCAGATCCAGGAAATCGCCGGCCAACTCCGGCTGGAAGCGGCACCCAAGACCACGAAATTCGGCTATGATAGTTTTGGCGGCGGCTGGGACAAACCGTCGCCGGAAGAAGTAGCCTACCAGCAGAAAGAAATCCTGGAAAGCCGGCTGCAACGGCTGAAGGCAGAATACCAGAAAAAGAAAGCGGTCCTGAAAGCCCTGGATGATCATATGGATGCCCTGGAAGGGGCTGAACGTCAGATGGTTCGGCTGCGTGGCATCAATCACCAGCAATGGAAACAGATTGCCCTGGATACCTGCCATGACGAAAGCTGGTGCCGGCGGAAATTCCGGGACGGGCTGCGGAAGATGACCGGCATGGAATACGGGCCGAAAGCAGCGCCCACACAGACTCGGCTGAACCTGGTGGAACTGTAAAAACCAATCCCGTTTTTATCCCGTTTTTGTCCCGCTTTTATCCCACTTTTTCTTAGAAAATCGTGCTATACTGGTATCATGGATTTGCGGAAAGCAGTCCAGTTCATTAACAGATACGTAGAACCGGAGGAAGCGCCCCGCCAAGGGCGCTTTTTTCGTGGGAGGAACCATATAGCTTATGACCGGCACCTGAAAAGGTGCTTTTTTTAATCCATTTTGAGGACGGTGGTGAAGATGTGACATGAAAGGGCATGAGAATCTGATTCCCAACAGTGAACGAAGTCCGGACGAAGTTAGGAAAAACAGCGCCAAGGGCGGAATCAAGAGCGGTGCGACACGGCGCCGCCGGAAGGCCATCAAGGAAATCCTGGCAGGAGCCTGGAACATCCGGTTGTGCGATATCGAGGACCCGGGAGTCCGCAAGGCTTTCATGACGGCAGCCAAATCCCAGGATGGAAAGATCACCATCGGGGAGGCCATGGCCAACGGAATGGTCCTGGCCATGATGCGGGGCAGTGCCCACATGAGCCAGGTGGTCCTTGACCTGATGCGGGAAACACCGGATGTGAAGCTGCGGGAGAAGGAACTGAAGCTGAAGGAACGGGAACTGCGGATCAGAGAGAAGCTGGCGGAAAAAGACCTCCAGGAGGATGAACCTTCTGAGAAGGTGGAATTCACATTTGAACGGGGGAAATGAGATGAAGGTGAACGTGGCGGAAAAGATGGGCCCGGCCTTCGACCCTGTTTTCTGGGATGCCCAGGATCATGGCCATACTTTTTATTGGCTGGCCGGCGGCCGGGGCTCCACCAAATCGTCTTTTGTAGGGATGGAGATCCCTCTGCTCATGCTGCAGCACCCGGATTGTCATGCGGTGGTGCTCCGGAAGGTGGGCGGCACCATCAAGAACAGCGTGTATCCACAGATCCAGTGGGGCCTGGAACAGCTCCAGGTGCTGGACCGATTCAAGTACAAGATGACTCCGCCGGAAATGACTTTGGAGCGGACCGGGCAGAAGATCCTGTTCCTGGGTTGCGATGATCCCATGAAGGTGAAATCCATCAAGCTGCCTTTTGGCTATGTGGGCATCGTCTGGCTGGAAGAGCTGGACCAGTTCAGCGGGATGGAAGAAATCCGGAACCTGTGCCAGTCTCTGCTCCGGGGCGGTCCCCAGTACTGGGTGTTCTGCACTTATAACCCACCCAAGAGCCGCAGTAGCTGGGTCAATGAGGAAATTCTGGTGGATGATCCGGACAGGATGGTCCACCGTTCCACTTATCTCCAGGTGCCCCAGAAATGGCTGGGAGAACAGTTCCTCCAGGAGGCTGAGAAGCTGAAGGAACGGAACGAAATGGCCTACAGGCACGAATACCTGGGCGAAGTCACCGGAACCGGCGGGGCTGTCTTCGAGAACGTGGAGGACCTGCCTTTGACCGAAGAAGCCCTGGGGCAGTTTGATCACAGGCTGTTCGGCCTGGACTTCGGTTTTGCCGTGGACCCTCTGGCTTTTGTGGCCATGCACTACGACGCCAAGCACGAAGATCTGTACATCTGGGGCGAAATCTACGAACAGAAACTGACCAACCCCCAGGCGGCCCGGAAGATCTCCCAGGTGATCCTGCCCGGTGAGCTGGTGCGGTGCGATTCCGCAGAGCCTAAGTCCATCAAGGAAATGCGGAGCCTGGACATGAACATCATCGGAGCTCCCAAGGGCCCGGACAGTGTGGAATATGGCATCAAATGGCTCCAGAGCCTGAACCACATCTACATTGACAAACGTCGGTGCCCTAATGCCTACCGGGAGTTCATGACCTACGAATATGAACGGAACCGGCTGGGGCAGTACATCAGCGCCTACCCGGACAAAGACAACCATGCCATTGATGCGGTGCGGTACGGGTGCAGCGGCGTGATGCCGGTACGGACCACCATCCGCCCAGCCAGATTTGATTACTGAGGTTAAATCATGAATGAGAACTTTTTGAGCCCGAACGGGAACATGTACCGTCTGATGCGGGATTCATACTATGGGGACGGGGGCTATCGGGGACCGTATCTGATCCCCCACAAGCGGGAAACCAGGCAGAACTATCTGGACCGGCAGCAGACGGCTTATTATCTGAACCACTTCGCTCTGATCGTCAACGCCCTGGTGAATCCCATCTTCAAGAGAAGCCCGCTGCGGGACTGGTCCGGATCTGCCGGGCCTGTTGCCGAAGCCTTCCTGGAAGATGTGGACGGAGCCGGGAACGATATGGACAGTTTCATGCAGGCAGCGGCCTTGTCCGCCAAGCTGTATGGAGCGGTTTTCATTGTGGTGGAGAACTTCCAGGCCATGGAGCTTCCGGCCAGCATGGGGGAAGCCCTGGCCCAGCGGAAATTCCCTTACGCCTACACCCTGGACCCGGACCGGGTGGAAGGGGTTTCCATTGACAAGAACGGCCGGGTGCTGTCTATCAAGTTCCGGGATACGGCGGTGAGCAGCACCATGGGCGGGGAGAAGGAACGGACGGTCTACTTTGACACCCACAGCTGGTCCGTCTATGAAGACGGGGCCCTGGTGTCTTCCGGGGAACATAACCTGGGAGAGGTGCCGGTGGTCTGGTTCCCCAGCCAGCACGTGAAGAACGGGGAACTGAATCCCACGCCGGAACTGTACCCCATTGCCGGAATTTCCTGCAGCTTGTACAACCACTGTTCATGGCTGACGGAAATCCTCCGGTCCCAGACCTTCCCGCTGCTGACCTTCCCCAGCAAGGAAGCCAGCGACCTGGTCATTGGGAACAACAACGCCCTGTGCTACGACGGGGACACGGTCCGGTTCCAGCCGGGCTTCATCTCTCCGCCCAGCGACCCGGCTGCTCTTATCCAGAGCCAGATCAAGGCCATGGTGGAAGAGATGTACCGGATGGCCGGGCTGACCTTCGCCACTACTACCAAACAGGAAGCCAGCGGGATTTCCCGGCAGTGGGAGTTCGAGCGGACCAACCAGCGCCTGGCGGCCTTCGCCAAACGGTGCGCCGCAGCGGAACGGAAGGTCATGGCCCTGGTGGCCCGGTGGATGGGTCTGGACCTGGAATTCCAAGCCACCTATTCCAGTGACTTCGGGATTACCGACGTGGCCACGGAGCTGAAAAACGCCCAGGCAGTGCTGGACATGCAGCTTACGGACCAGCTGAAGGTGGAAGTAGCCAAGCAGGTGCTGAGCGCCTATGTTCCGGAGCTGCCTTCTGACCGGTTCGACGCCATCATTGCGGACATTGAGAAGAAGGCCCGGGAACCGGACTACAATGAGCCTCCCCAGGACGGGAGCCCGGTGCCGCCGGAGCCCCAGGACGATGAAGGACCGGAGGCGGACGATAAAGAAGAGTAGGTGAACCATGGATGACGAACTGCAGCGGCAGCTGGAAGCCTTTTCAAAACGATACGGCACCCAAGGCTATCTGATGAAGGCTCGGATCGAGATCCTCATGAAGCAGGGGATAAGCCCGGAAGATGCCGTTCGGCAGGTGTTTCGGGAATTCGGGGTGGAAGACTGGCTCCAGGTGAATGTGGCCAAGGTGATTGTGGGCACGGCCCAGGATGCCCTGGGGAAAGAAGCGGCCAGCACCCTTTCCACCGCTGCCATTTTGGAAGCCCTGTCCAACCCCTGGGACGGCAGCGGCCTAACCCTGTCGGAAAAGATCCACGGGGCCAGCAATGTGATGCTGAACGATGTAATCAGCACCCTGCGGGAACAGATCCGACGGAACAAGACGGTGAAGGACACCGCCCAGGCCCTCTACGATGGCTACAAAAGCGGCCATGTGGTCCGGGAACAGGAACTTCCCCAGTACCTGGATGAACTGACCCGGTGGACCAGGAGAAGCCGGGAGAACCTGTCCCAGGAAGAGCTGAAAGACCTTCAGCGGTCCATCCGAAAAGTCAGATACCAGGCGGATGACCTGGTGGACGACCGGAGCACCTACAACCACTTCAGGACGTCCCTCCGGGAGCTTATGGACAAACTGGAGCACGGCAGTGAAAAAGCCGCCCAGAGAGCCCTCCAAAGCGCCATACAGGAGAAAAGCCGGTACGTGGCCGAACGGATTGCCCGGACGGAAGGGGCCAGGGCCCGGTACGATGCCTTCATGGCCCGGAACGGGGAAGATGAAGACGTGGTTGCCTATAAATGGAAACTGGGAAGCCGGCATCCGGCGGAAGACATCTGCGACATGTACGCCAATGCGGACCTGTACGGCCTGGGGAAGGGAATTTTCCCCAAGGACAAGGTAGTACCCCAGCCGGCCCATCCTCATTGCCTGTGTCATTATGCCCCTGTGTACTGGGGTGAGATAGATGAAAAGAAGCGGTCTGACAACGTGGAAGGCCGGGGCAATGCCTGGCTGAAACGGCAGCCGCTGCACATCCGCCAGGCCATCCTGGGGGTGAAAGGCGAACAGGAATGGAGAGTCAGCAGGGCCGGATGGATGGAGAAGGCAAGGAATATTTCTCCAGTGTTTGAGAAGAAGGAAAGTCGACTGTTCGATTTAATTCTGCAACTTCATGGCAATCGGCAGAAAAATAAGACAAACGCTGCTGGACATGATATAATAAAAGTTGAAAAGGCAACCTTGATTTTCAAACCAAACTCTATAACCGAAACTGTCGGTAGGCATGGCGGAATAAACCGGAATTATTATGGTGAAACGGCAAGGCAAAGTAAACAAATTAGTAATCATGACCATGGGAATCGTAAGGAACATCCATTCGGAGAAAAAGGCGAACATGCACATGATTATGTCTACGATGAAAATGGCAAGCTAATATATCGAACGAAGCGTCCATTGACTAAATCTGAGAGAAAGGAGAATGCGGATATACTATGAATAAGGATGTATTTAAAGATAGAATATATTCGTTGATTTCTGCAGTAACTTTTGATTATAAAGGTAAGCGATGTGGCGTGGATCCTCTATCACATCAACAATATGATGTATGGTACGGTGATAAATGTAAAACAATGACTGATATTAACCAGGTAATGAACGAGCCATTTTTTGATAACCAGTCATTAGCTGATATAGTTCCTTATATTAAGAATGTTGATGTAGAATAAGCCCCCTGCTCCGGCAGCGGGCTTTTCTTATGCCTGAAAAGGAGGAAAACATGAATGACATTGCTCTGGGGCTTCTCCAGAGGGATCTGATTGAATGTGTGGCTTCTGGGATTTTGTTTGTCATTGTCCTGACAGTGTATGCACTGCTCAACCATTTGGCAAAGAGACAATAACTGTTTTATACAAGGGCAACGGGAAACCGGCTGCCCTATTTTTATGCACAAAAAGGAGAGATGCAAGATGAAGAACGTGAAAACTATGGCGATGACTCTGGCCCTGGTGGCTGGGGTGGCGGGAACGGCCTTTGCGGCCGATATCCGGGACATTGTGGGAGACCCTGGCACCGAGATCACGGACCGGAATCCTACTTGCTACCAGACCCGGGTATTTAATGGCCACACCCTGGAATCCTACGTGGAAAACGACGTGGCCGTTACCAAACGGGATGGTGACGTAGTGATCCTGTATGAAATCGACCGTGGGGACTTCGTTCCCTTCGACCAGGATTCCAACAACTGATAGAACCGGCCAGGCGCCGCTCTATATACATCAAATTGCCCCAGGCGGGCAGGAGGAATAAACATGGCATACACACTGGAACAAATCTTCGAGGCCCTTGGCAAGGCTGACAACGGGGGCGCTATGGTGGCTGATCTCCAGTCCATCATCAGCACAGCCCGGAATGAAGCCGCAGCCTATCGGGTGGACCGGAACAAGGTGCTGGACGCCCTTGGCATCCGGGAAAGCAAAGATCCGGAAAAGTCTCTGCTCAACATGCGAACTCTCATGGACGAAGTGAGCAAGCTGGGGAACCCGGAATCTCTGGGCGGCCAGCTTACCACCCTGCAGAACCAGGTAAAGGAGCTGACGGACAAATATGCTGCCTCTGAAGAAAAAGCCAAAGCGGAACACACGAAGCGGATTGACACGGCAATGCATTCTGCACTGCAGGCCGCCCTGGCCAAAGGGAATGCACTGAACCCGGATGCCTTCGTGAAGTTGCTTTCTGACCAGGTAGTGGTTGGGGATGATGATTCCCTGGGTATGAAATCCGGGGACAAGACGGTTTCCATCGAGGAAGGCGTGAACAACTGGCTGGCCGGGAACCCCTGGGCTGTGAAGAACACGGCCGCAGGCGGAGCCGGGAGCGGCAGTGCCGGAAGCCCCAGAAAGGTGTATACCACGGAAGATCTGAAAGGCATGACGCCGGAACAGATCAATGCACACTGGAATGAAATCAAAGACAGCATGAAGAAAGGATGATGAATTATGGCAATCAGCACTTTTATCCCTGCCCTGTGGTCTGCCAGACTGCTGGCCCACCTGGACAAGAATCTGGTACTGGGCAACCTGGTAAACCGGGACTATGAAGGGGAAATTCGAAACTTCGGTGATCGGGTGAAAATCAACCAGATTGCAGATGTGGTCGTGAAGGATTATGTGAAGGGTACTGACCTGGCTTACGATGACACTGACGGCACCCCTACGGAACTGGTGATTGATCAGTCCAAATACTTCGCATTCAAGGTGAATGACGTGGATGCGGCTCAGGCCAACATTGCTTTGATGGACCGGAGCCTGGAACGGGCTTCCTATGCTCTCCGGGATGTGATCGACCAGCGGATTGCGGGCCACGCCAAGAAAGCCGGCTCCACTCTGACGGTGAAAGACATGGAATCTCCGGAGCAGGCCTATGACTCCATCGTGAAACTGGGGACTACCCTGGATGAAAACAACGTGACCCGGGCCGGCCGCTGGCTGGTTCTGCCTCCTTGGCTGTATGGCCTGCTCCAGAAAGACCAGCGTTTTGTGGGGACTGGCAGCGCAGCGGCGGAAAACCGTCTGACCACCGGCAATGTTGGCTCTGCGGCCGGCTTCCAGATTTACGAAAGCAATAACCTGCTGACGGTGAAATCCACCAATACGGTATCTGTCATGGCTGGCACCAATGCCGCTATCTCTCTGGCTGTCCAGATTCTCAAAACGGAATCCCTGCGGCTGGAAAAAGACTTTGCAGATGCCGTCCGTGGTCTGCTGGTTTACGGCTCCCTGGTGGTGCAGCCTAAGGCCCTGGTAGTGCTGAATACGAACCCCAAAGCTGATACCACTGGAGCCTCTGAAACCACTGGAGCCTGATCATGGTACAGGCATCGTTCCAGGCTGAAGGTGTCAGCCGGAAGCTGAAGGATGGGTCCCAGAAGATGCAGAAGGAGCTCCGGGTGGCCATGAAGATTTCTGTGCGGGATGTGCAGGAAGAGGCCCGGGAAAACCACAAATTCATTTCCCGGACGGGCCAGGCGGAAGGGTCTATACACACCAGAGTGAATGGCAGCGGGAGCCATGTGGAAGGTACGGTTTTCACGGCTCTGCCCCATGCGGTCTACCAGCATGAAGGCACCAGTGCCCATACCATCGTTCCCCGGAGCAAGAAGGTCCTGCGGTGGACCGATGGCGGGCAGTTTGTGTTCGCCAAGCGTTCCCAGGTCAGCGGGATCAAAAAGGACCCCTTCATTTACAACGCCCTGGAAAAGGAACGGCCGGCCATTGTGAGCCGGTTCAAGAAAATCACGGATGCACTAGGCGGGTGATGCTATGGATCTAATCAAAGCGGAAGACATTACGGATTCCATCCTGGTGGGCCGGGTGACGGCTGCAAACCTGGATGTGGCCAATGAAGCTGTAGCCCGGCTGGCTGCCACCTACGGGGTGGAAGAAGCGGCCATCACCCCGTCCAATCTGCTGAAGCGGTACGGGGTGGTTGTGGCCTGCCGGGAATGCTGCCTGGAGCTTGTGGGCACAGACCCCACGGTCCAGATCGGTAGTTATTCCGGCAGCCGGCAGGATGACATCTATGAGCGGAAATACAAGCTGTATGATGCCCTGGGGAAGGATATCCTGAAGGACCTGACCATGGCGGACTTCACCGGCGGGGAAAATCCGGAGAAAGGAGGGAACTCATGGACGAAAACGGTGAATATTTACCGGGGATAGGGGACTATTCCGCCGCCATCTGTGAGATCCTCCAGGAAGCAGTGCCGGAGATTCCCTGGGTGGAGGAAGTGAAAGGCCCGGCTCTGGGGGCAGCTGCCACCGGGACCATTGCGGCGGACAACATCAAATTTAGTGGACAGGACAAAGTGGACGAGGAAGGGACCATTGCCTTTAATGTGACCATCATCGTGCCGGATCAGTCGGCCCTCCGGCTGGAAGATCTGATCATGAAGGTCCGGAAGGCCCTCAATGGGACGGAAATCATGGACGGCCATGTGGATACCATCCAGTTCGGCATTGCCCAGGGGCAGCGGGGCCGAAACCCCGGTGCTGCCGTCCTTGTCTACAAAGTGAAAGCCTGTTTTTAAGGAGGAATGAAAATGGCGGATAAAGTAAGAGCCAAACTGGCAGCGGTCCATACCAAGCTGGAAGGCAAGTATGTGCTGATCTATCTGAATTTCGGGGAAGGGGCTACGGAAACCACTCCCAAATGGGCCATGATCGGCGGGCAGAAGTCCGGTGATCTGGATCTAAGTGCGGATTCCATCGATGCCAGCGACAAGACCAGCGGCGGCTGGGGTGAAAAGTATCCTGGCATCAAAAGTTCTGAACTGAGCGTGGAAGGGAACATTGTCGGCGGGGACGAAGCCTATCAGGCCCTGCGGGATGCCTTTAACGCCGGGGAACCGGTGGACATCTGCCGGTATGACAGCAAGAACAAGACGGCGGACCGGAACTGGTATTCCATTACGGAACTGAGCGACGAAACGCCCCACGATGACATTGCCACCTTCTCTCTGAAGCTGGAAGGCATCGGGGCACCGAAATACTACGAGAAACTGACCAGCGTGGATTCTGTGGGAACTACGGCTGCAGCTTCCACTACGACTACCGGAACGGGAAAATAAGGTGATCATCCATGGATATTACGTATAACAAGGTGACCCGGATTGTCTGGGTCAAAGCCGGCAAAAAAACCTATCATTTCCGTCTGACCATCAATGGCCTCCAGGAGCTGGAGGCCGTTGCTTTTGGCGGAAAATCCTATTTCGACTTCCAGTCGGCCCACAACACCATGCCTCTGGCTGCTTTGATGGAAGCCTACCGGATCATGCTCTTTGCAGCTGGAGACAAGGAAGAATCCAAGGCTGCGGGGAAGGTCATCGAGGCTATTTCCCTGGAAGAAGGCATCCAGCAGGCCGAAGCGGTGTTCTTCATTACCCTGGCGGTTTCCGACATCTTCGGGGTGAAGCAGTCCAATGAGATGCTGAAGACCATGAAGGTGAAGAGCAAAGACCTGGTGGAAGAAAAAGAAGAAGCTAAACAGGAAAAGACCGAAAAAAACGTGTAGAGGGGAAATCAGCCCCCTGGACGTCCTTTGACGAATATGTGGGGCTGATCCTTCCCATCTGCTACGGGGAACTGGGTATGACTGGGGACGAAATCGGACAGGCCACACCCTGGGAGATCCAGCGGCGGATTGAAGGCTATGGGGTGCGGATGAAGAACCAGCGGATGTTTACCGCTTCCTTCATCACCACTCCGGTGATCAATGCAGGCTACCGGTCTCCGAAACGCCCGGTGACTCCAGCAAAACTCCTCCCGGAGGACTTCAGGACGGCCACGGACCAGGAGGAACAGGACGAATGGCTGGTCATGGCCAAGGCTGAGGAAGAAAGGAGGGAGAAACTGAAACATGAGTGACCATGAAATTACTGTAACGCTGAAGGCTGATGCCAATGGCTGCCTGAGTGTCATTAAGCAGGTCACCCGGTCTGTGGATGAACTGAGCGGCAAAAAGGTGGGCAATGCAGGCATGCCGGACCTGGGAAAAGGGGCCAAACAGGCAGCCCAGGGGATGCGGGAAGCCAAAAGCGAAACCGATGCCCTGGCGTCTTCTATTGGGAAGCTGAAAGGGATGATTGCCGGGGCCTTTACCCTTCATGCCATTACCAGCTTCGGAAAAAAAGCTCTGGAAGCCTCTGCCAACATGGAAGTGCTGCGGCAGGGCTTGGATTTCGTGCTGGGTTCTTCTGCTGAGACAGAGAAGCTGATCAATGGCATGAAGGACCTGGGCGAACAGTCTTCTTATGACACCAACCAACTGATTCCCCTGGCCCGGCAGTGGGTCAACATGGGGGACGATGCAGAGACGGCTGTAAGCAAAATGACCAAGATCATTGACCTGGGCTCTGCGTTCGGGTTGACGGCTGAACAAATCGGCTCCGCCACTCTGGCGCTGACCCAGATGAGTTCGGCGGGAAAAATCAACGGCCAGGACATGCTGCAGCTGACCAACGCCAACATCCCGGCCTGGAAACTGCTGGCCGATGCCATGGGACTTTCCGTGGCGGAAGTCCGGGAGCTCTCTGAGAAGGGAGCCCTGGGAGAAGACGCCATCAACACCCTGTGGGATGCCATTGAACAGCGTACCCAGGGGGCTACGGCCCGGATGAACGGAACCCTGATGGCCTGCTTTTCCAACCTGGAAGAAGAAGCGCAAAACAGCATGGCAGTTGTCGGAGACATCATCAGCAACGCCCTGGACCTGAAGGACGTGCTCAAAAGCGGAGGCGGCATAATCCAGGACTTCCGGGAAATGATGGCCCAGATCAAAGAATCCGCCAAGGATGAAGGTCTGGGACAGGCTATCATTGACCAGGTAAGCAATGTTAGCCCGGAACTGGCTACCCTGCTGGGAACCATTGGGAACTTTGTAGGGGAATTCGTCAATGTTCTGGTGGCCGGCTGGCAGGAGGCGTGGAACACCCTGAGCCAGCTGGATATTGGAGCCATCCTGATGGTGGTCAATGATGTGGCATCCCGGCTGGGCCCTGTGTTTGTTGCGGCGGCTTCGCTTATTATGGGGGCCATAAACCTGATCCTGCCGGTGGCTGTGACGCTGGTGAATGCCTTCGCCAATGCCTACAACGCCATTGCTCCCTACATCATCGGGATTGCTCAAGCCATCCAGAATCTGAAAGAACGGGTATCTAGAGATGTCCAGGCAGTTTCTCAGGCTTTTGACAACATGTGGCAGGCTGTTTCTCAGACTTGCACAAATTTCGTAGCCTGGTTGGAAACCAGTGTGTGGACGCCGATTCGTAACGCTGCGGTTACGGTGATTAACTTCATCGTTGGCAGTTGGGCTATAGTCGGTGGCTTGATTATGACGGCCATCCAGCCTCTGGTTGACTGGTTCGAAAGTTCCGTATGGCAGCCTATCTGTGACTTTGCTTCTCAAGCATGGGATACCATTACATCCCTCTGGAGTCAGTTTGTGGATTGGTTCTCTGGGGTGATCAGCCCGGTAATAGAAATCTTCACTGCGGCATGGGATACCATCTGTGAGCTGGCCAGTGCAGCCTGGGACACCATCAGCGGGATCTGGTCCATTGTGGCCGGCTGGTTTGATTCTACGGTCATTCAGCCTGTCCGTTCTTCCTTTGACAACGGCACCAGCTTCATTGGCCAGTGCTTCCAAAATGCCTACAACACTATTACGGGCATCTTTGGAGGTCTGGCAAGCTGGTTTGAAGCCAATGTGGTGGCTCCTATCAAGAGCGCTTTTGCCAAAATCACTTCCGTTGGGGCGTCCATTACCGGCCTGAGCGTCAGTGCAGAAGGAGATGGAGGCAGACCCAGTGCTACAGGCGGCGTTTTTGGCGGCCGGATCCCGGCCCTGGCCAATGGCGGTCAGGTCAAAAATGGAACCCATGCCATCATCGGGGAAGCAGGGCCGGAAACGGTTCTGCCTCTGCGGAAAAATGTCATGGGGAGCCTGGGGAATTCTGTGGCCCAAGCTTCCAGCCTGCCTGATACGGTGAAGCTGATCCAGAATCTGGTTGACCAGGCATCTTCCCAGGCGGCGAGCCTAAACGCCAACAAGAAGAATCCGACCTACAATGCGGAACGGAGCTTCGACAAGGCATCCAAGCCTGCCGATTCTGATGCCTATACCAAAGTCCTGGACACCATGAAGCAAAAAATCCTGGACATTGACGAAGCCCAGGAGAAGTTCCACCAGGAATGGCAGAAAACTGCGGAAGAAGCGGCCAAGTATGCGGACGGCGGGGAAAAGACCCTGCGCTACCAGAAACAGCTCCAGAGTAACCAGGAACAGATTGCCAAGCTCCAGGAGAAAATCAGCTCTGGGAAGGGCGATGGTTCTGAGACGGGCCAGCTGGACAGCCTGGTGCAGCAGGGAAAGAACCTGACGGCCAAATATGAAAAGGAAAAGGCGGAAGCCCTGGCGGCCGCCCAGGCCACCCAGGACGGGATCACCCAGATCGATGCCGATGCGGAAGCGGCCAGGATGAAGGCCAAGCAGGACGCTCTTGACCAGATGGGCTCTTATGAAACCCAGCTGGCCCAGGCCCAGTATGCCCAGAAAAAGGCCATGATGGCCACGGAACTGGACGATTTCCTGGCCCAGATGACGGCTAAGGACGAAATCACCGGCCAAAGCTATGCTACGACCCTGGCCAATGAACAGTATCTGGCAGAGCAGCGGCGAGTCTGGATGGACGAACTGATGCTGGCTTCCGTCACCTGGAGCGAATATATGCAGACCATGCTTACCAACATGGCGGTGCAGGTCCAGGATGGGATTGCCTCCGGAATTGCCCAGTGCGTGGTGGAGGGCAAGAAGTTCAGCCAAGTCATGAGTAACCTGGCCAAGACCCTCCTGAAACAGCTGATCCAGGGAGTCATCCAGAAGGTGATTTCCGGATGGATCATGGCTATGGGACTGGGGAATAACCGGCACAAGCAGGAAATGAAGAATACGGCAGCTGAAACGGAAGCTGCCGCTGCCAAAGCAACTGTTATGGCCAGCGTGGCCACAGCAGCCGTCATTGCGGCCAACCCGGCAGGGGCGGCTGGAGCAGGTGCTTTAGTTTCCAAACAGATGGGCATAGCCGCTTTCGCTGCTGGAACGATTGCAAAAGCTGCGCAGAAAGTGTTCCAGGACAAGGATTCTGATTCTGGCTCTGGTGGCACGGATGCCCAAAAATGGGGTAATGCGGATGATATGAAGTGGGGCAATGCGGATGACGTGAAATGGGGGAAAACCAAACTGTTCGGAATGGCCTCTGGTGGTGTGGTCACAGGGCCCACGGCTGCCCTGATTGGGGAAGGCCGGTATGACGAAGCGGTGCTGCCGTTAAAGCCCAGCCTGCTGGAGAGACTGTTCGGCGGTGGGGATGACAACCGGCAGAATACCGTGGTGGCCACCCAGAACATCTACGGGAACATCAATTCCCGGGATGATGAAGACGACCTGTTCGGCGGCTTCAACGACATGGTCCTGGCCGGACTGCGAGGTGCGTGATGAAGCAGCTAGCGAGAAAGATCCTGAAAGACAGCAAACTGAAGATTGTGACCAGTGCCGGCACGGAGTATTCCCTGCCGGCTTTGTGGTCTTTGGAGGATGCCGGGAGCTACACCTTCCGGAACAAGCTGGAGGACAAGGCCTTTTCCCACGGCGGCAATATGACCGGAGACGGGAAGATCAGCGGCCGGACCATCAAGGTGGAATTCCTGATGATGGGAGCGACGGAGCAGGATCATGACTATGCTCTGAACGTGGCCTATACCTACTTCTGCCAGACGGATTATGAGCTGTATGTGGGCCGGTCCGACCGGAAGTTCCGGGTGGCAGGGGTATCCAAGATCACCCACAAGTACCAGAAGGGCTACAAGCAGCGCTGGAGCCAGATCACGGTTTCCCTGCTGCTGGCGGATCCGTTCCGGTATGAAGGGCGTCCTACCCGGGTGGTGAAGGTGTTCCCCCGGGCTGTGGAGAATGCGGAAATCTACGTAGACAACCTGGGGAGTGTGGATACGCCTCTGACGTTCCGGTTCATCCCCCAGAAGACCATGGCCAAGATCCACATCTACCACAAGCAGGCCAAGGAAGAATTCCGGCTGTCGGATGCTCTCTTGATCGCCCCGGCAACGGTAACGGTCAACGGGGACGCCGGAACGGTGTGGCGGGACAAGGCCAACAGCATCAATACCTTCTCCGGCCAGTTCCTCCATGTGAAGCCCGGGAAGAACCTGTTCTACTACACCGGTGATGCCGGGACCATCGAGATCAGCTTCACCAACAGGTGGTTCGTATGAGTACGGTGTTCGGGCGCAGCCTTTTTGGCCATCTGATCTATGCCGGGCCGGACGGCGGGGGCATCGGTTCCATTGATACCTCTGTTCCGGAGTTTTTCCCTGGACAGTTCACGGTGATCGCCTACAGCAAGAACGGGACCAAAACCGCCTACTTCGGCTCCGGATCCGAACAGAATGCTCTGTCCAAGCTGACCTTTGAAATCGGGGAAACGGGCTGCGGCAATGTGGAACTGACCTTCCACCAGCTGCCCAGCAATGCGGAATTGGACTACATGCAGCGGATTGACATCCACCTGTTCGGAGATCGGCAGCCTTGGTACTCCGGCTACATCATCAACCGTCCGGTGGAAGGGACTACGGACACCACCTATACCTTCAAGGGGTACGGATTCTACAACCAGCTTTCCAGCTATCTGATCTTCAAGACCTACGAGAATATGGATCCCGGAGATATCGTCCGGGACATTGCGGTAGAAGCGGAAAAGCACCTGGATATTGTGTTCAACGACATCAAGATTGCCCAGGCCGGCTACACCTGCTCCAAGATTGTGTTCGACGGGGTGACCATCAAAGATGCCCTGAAGACCCTTTCGGAATTCGCCACGGACTTTGTCTATGGGGTGGACGAGCGGCGGAACATCTACTTCAAGCCCCGGGTGAAGGAAATCAACGAACAGGCTCGGTTGACTGTCGGAAAGCACATCGCCAGCTACAGCCCCACCTGGAACGTGGACAAGGTTGTGAACTGGGTGCGGACCAAGGGCGGCAACGTGGATGATCAGGGCGAGCAATGGCTGTGCGTGGCCAAGGACGATGCCAGTATCCAGAAATATGGGTATCGCATGAAGGTGCTTTCCCTGCCGTCTGCTTATGCGGTGGCTGATGCCCAGCGCTACAGTGACAACTACATTGCCCAGTACAAGGATCCCATCAAATCGGCTACGGTGAAAGGCGTCAGCCTGGAATACCCGCTGGTGGATGGGTCCTTCAACGTGAGGCACATGACCACCGAGGGCATGGCAGAGATCCGGACCCTATCCGGAGATGTCCATGACTACCCTATCACCAAACTGAAGTACACCATTTCCCCGGATAAGGGAATCAGCTGCGACATGACCCTGGGCGAGCCGCCCTTTACCGTTGACCAGTACCTGGCCGGGGTGGAGCGGAACGCCAAGAACCTGGAACAGGCCCAGGCTACGGCCATCAAGCAGCTGCACAAGTAAGGAGGTGAGAGCATGATATACGATTATCGCCTGGACCCCTGGAACAACGTGCTGGACATCCACAATATCAGTGGGGAACGGCACCAGATTCCGACAACTAGCCCGTTTACTGTGCGGCTGCTGGAAGTGCCTCAGAAAACGGAGCCAACGTCCCTTTCTGTGACCTGCAATGGGACGGCCATGACGGAAGTGGCGGCCACGCCGGAACAGGGGCAATTCTTTCCTGACTACCGGGCCAACGTGACCGGCGACCCCAACTGGAACCGGGGAGAGCTGCTGTTCAATGCAGCGGATGCCGGGAAGTGGATCACAGTGAACTACCGGGGCATGGGTACGCTGATTGACAGCCGGCTGCCGGACCAGCTGCAGATGCCGTTTACTGGCAGTCAGCAGGCTGACCGGGAAACTAATCTAAGATGGGTTCCGAACAGTTGGGACTCCCAGGAGGGGCAGGCCCAGCATGACCCGATTTATGGTGGAAAGCTCCGGCGCCATCGGGGAATTCCGGCGGGAACCTATTCCCTGCGGGAAATCCTGCAGAAGCTGATCAATCTTTCTAGTTCTACGGAGTTCGTGAGGACGGTAAGGGAGTGCGACTGCAATTGCGGCGATGGGTGCAGTGATGATACCGGGCCCTGAGAAGGAGGCAGCATGATTACAATCGACGATGCTCTGAACATCGAGGTGTCCCAGGGTGACACTTTTTCTTTGAAGTTCAAATTCAAAAACTACAAGCTGGATGCAGATGACAAGGTGGTGTTCTCCATAAAAGCTACCACCAATTCCAATGAAGTGGTCTATACGGACAGCTTCTATAATGCGGGGAGCGACTTTGTGACAGTGAAAGTGCCCAAGGGGGCTCTGAACAACCTTCAGCCCGGCACCTACGTCTATGATGTGGCCATCATCAACAGCAAGACGGGCAATATCATCACCTGCTTCTTCCCGGCCAGCTTCATCATCAGAGGGGTGGCGCATAATGTCGAATAATGAGAAGACCCTGGAAATCGAAGTGGTCCAGGGGACAGAAGGAACCATTGCTTCCGGCGAGCTTTATGGTGCCGACCAGGCTCGGGCATACGCAGACGAAGCAGGACAGGCCGCCGACCGGGCTAAAGAATCCCAGAATCTGGCGGAAGCCTGGGCTCACAGCGACCAGGCCCCAGCCGGAGAAGGCACCCGGTCCAGTAAGACCTGGTCCAATGTGTCCAAAGAATGGGCAGAAAGCACTACGGCCCCGGATAATACCACCGGCTCCCGGAGTGCCAAGACCTGGGCTGACGTGGCCCGGCAATGGGCTGAGAGTGACAAGGAACCGGACGGGGTGAAGGACGCCAAGAGTGCCAAGACCTGGGCTGGGGTGGCCAATGACCACGCCAATACCGCCAGCCTGAAAGCCAATGCGGCGGCCGCCAGTGCCAACACGGCAAGCCTGCAGGCCCAGGCTGCTGCCACCAGTGCCCAGACGGCCACCACAAAGGCGGGAGAAGCGTCCACCAGCGCCAACAACGCAGCAGTGAGCGCCAAAGCTGCGGCGGATAAGTACACGGCTCTGGTGAATGAGGATTTGACCAAGAAAGCAGATTTGGCTGGAGCGGACTTCAATGGAAAGGTGACTGTTCCAACTGCACCGGCCGGGACCAATGATTCCCAGGCGGCTACCACGGCCTTTGTTATGGCGGCTATTGCGGCCATGGTGGATGGATCTCCTGAAGCCCTGGACACGCTGAAGGAGCTGGCCACGGCCCTGGGTAATGACCCGAACTTCGCCACCACAATCACGAACCTAATTGCCACGAAGCTCGACAAGACGGGGACGGCGGTGAAGGCAACCGGGGATGCGGCCGGAAATGATATCCAGAAAACCTATGCTACCAAAGAAGAACTGAATAAGCAGGGCGGGAGCCTGGCTACCGTAGCCACCACAGGAAGCTACACGGACCTGCTGAACCTTCCGGCCATTCCTTCTAAAACATCGGAACTGACCAACGACAGCCGGTATGTTTCTACTGACGAAAGCGGCAATGTGGTACTGACCGGCACCCTGACCGCTACCCAGGTGTTCAACGCTGTTTATAACGACTACGCAGAGTTCTTCCCCAGAGGCGGAGATACGGAGCGGGGCGACATTATCGCCTGTGACGAAGCTAGCAGCCGGGAACAGTACGTGAAGGCCACCGACAAGAGCCTGTGCGTGGTGGGGGTCCATTCGGAAGAATTTGCCCAGATCATCGGCGGCCTGCAGGTGGAAGAAGGCAAGGGTGTCATGGAAACCAACATCCGGCAATTCATTCCGGTGGCCATGGCCGGCCGTGTCCATGTGAAGTATTTCGGCAAGGCAATCGTGGGGACCAAGGTAGTCCCCTCTGAAATCCCCGGCGTGGGGAGAGTCTGGCAGGAAGGCGACAGCCTGGACCACGTGGTGGGCAGGATCGTGGAACCGGATACACGCCAGGATGTCCGGCTGGTGAAAATCCTGGTAGGGAGGTAATGCATGGGAGAATTTTTGAAGAGAAACATCAACACCATCTTCCTGATGCTGGGGAACGGCTGCAACATGAACTGCCGGTACTGCCTGCAGCATCCCCTGGTGGAAAAGAGCCTGTCAGGGCATGTGAATCCGGACGTGTACCGGTTCATCCGGCAGGTGGTGGATGAAAACGACGACAAGACGGAACTGGGGCTGCACTTCTACGGAGGTGAGCCCCTTATCTATTTCCCGCTGATGAAAGAAATCATCGGGAAGCTGAAAGACGTGAAGGGCATCCGGTTCAGCACCATCAGCAACGGCAAGGCCATCACGGACGAAATGGTGGAACTGTTCAACAGCCTGCCCCTCTACGTGTGCATCAGCTGGGACGGGCACAATGTGCTGCAGACCCGGGGCTATGACGTATTCGCCAAAGGGAGCAAGACCCGGGAACGGCTGCTGAAGCTGGACCACCTGGGAGTCAGCGCTGTGCTTTCTGCTTACAACTACCCACAGGAGGCCTGCGATGCCTTTCAGGAACTGAGCAAGGATTATTTCGACATCCACGGCTACCCGCTGAACTTCAACTACGACACCATCATGGACACCGGACTGGGGGATAAATCCCTGCTGGAGATGGACTACGACCGGGTGAGCCGGGAAGTGGCCGCCATGATGGACCGGTACATGGACTACCGGCTGAATAAAGGGAAAATGGACTTTGCAGAACTGGCCTTCATTGAGTCCCGGTTCAATGCTCTGTACAGCTATCTGCGCAAGGACGGGGACTTCTGGAGCCGCCAGTGGTGCACCTGCAACAACGGCTACAGCGTGCTGAACCTGGACTTGGCCGGGAACCTGTATCCCTGCCACAACACCAGCCACAAGGCTGGGAGCATCTATGATCCCTATTTCAAGTATCTCAACGAGGTACTGAAGACGGACACCACCTTTGCCCGTCGGCCCCAGTGCCTGGAATGTCCGGCAGTGGCTTCCTGCAAAGGGGGCTGCAAACTGGTGGCCCCGGAGAACATGGAAAACGGCCTGTGCAAGCTGCGCCGAGCTATTTTTCTTCCCATTTTAAAGGGCACCCTGGCCTATGGCCGGGAAATCATGGAGGCAGGCAATGGCTAAGAACGGTCCCATCACCCAGACTTCCTGGACTGCCCTGGCAGATGGAGACAAGGTGACGGCGGCCAATATCACAGAGCTCCAGACGGCCATTGCAGCACTTGAAGGGTATGCCAAGAACGTGGACAACTGTGGCTTCACCAATTTCTGTCAGAAGTGCCAGACCTGCCAGGGGTGCCAGAGTTGTCAAAGTAAAACCTGCCAGTCTACCAGCTGCCAGGGGTGCCAGAGTACATCCTGCCAGGCTTGCCAGCTATACCACAAGAAAAATTGCAATTGCGACTGCAATTGCCACAATTGCGGCGATGACAGTTGAAAGAGGTGGCCATGGATAAAGGAAATAAAGTGAAAACCACGGACATGACTACCCTCCAGTCGGACCTGGTGACTATCGCTACAGGGATGAAGCGGAATACGGTGCTGGAAGAAGCAGACCATGTGGAGAAGGCAACATACACGGGCAAGATCCTGGCCACGGATATCCAGAATATCCGGGCGGCCATCAACAGGCTGGAAGCCGAAAGCAGCGGGAACTGCTGTGAATCCAACTGCTGTCAGACCTGTGAGGGATGTCAGACACAGAGCTGTCAGTCAAGCACCTGTCAGAGTTGCCAAGGCTGTCAAACGTGCCAAGGGTGTCAACGCTGCCAGAGCTATAGCCAATGTTATTCAACTAATTGTTCTCAGTGCTCCATTTATCAGTGCTACTCAAATTGTAGCAACTGCAATTGCTCAGATAGCTGCAGCGACGATGGAGGACCATAAGGAGGAAAAAATCATGATCATCAAAGGAAATGTGCTGACCAACGAAGGCCCGAAGGCCATCGAGGAAATCAAGGAAGGAGATATTGTTATCAACCTGGGGAACCGGCCCTGCCGGGTGGTGAAGGTGGAAAAGGGAGACTGCACAGAAGTCATCCGCTTCCAGAACAACCCAGATCTGCTTGTGTCCCGGGATTCCAGTCTTGCTACCCGGTACGGGATGCTGGACGGAGGAGCCGCAGCACCCCACGCCAAAGAAGAGATGCTCTACCAGTGTGAAGCTCCCTGCTTCTTCGATACATTGGAACCGGGAACCCTGGAAACTCCACTGCCTGGTTATGAGCTGACACTGGACAGCGGGAAAGGCGTGTTTGTAAACGGCTATGGAATCGGCTGCAAGGAGGGAGCCAATGCTTAAAGTACTGTACAATGAAGATTCCAAGGTCACCCGAGATGACGGGGCCTTGAAGATTGAACTAAAAGGGATGTACTGCCGGGCAGAAGTCACGGACAGCACCGGCACGGTGACCGGCTTCGACGTGATCAAAGCCCTGCGGTCCTACAGCTCTTATACCCTGGTCCATCGTTCCGGTTTTGTGAAGGTTTTTCGGAAGATTTCCCAATCAGATTACAAATTCCTGGACCTGAACCGGCTGGGGGTGGCCATTCGCATGGATTTCCAGAACATCTGCCAGATGTATGGGGACTATGATGTGATGCAGCTGGATACGGGGATCATTACCCCCACAACCCGAGATATCATCATCCGGGTGTTCAATATCCACAAGGACAATATCCTGGTGAATGCGGATGAAACCTTCGATTTCACTTCTTTCAGTGCCAACGCCCTGGAATTCGGAGATCATCCCCGGTTCAATCTCTGGGACAGCTATGCGCTGGTGGTGAATGGCCGGGAGCTGAAGGCCAACCGGAAGGGCACGGTGTACGACGGGGATTTCTCCACGCCCATCGTCTGCCCGGAAGGCAAGGACTACATGGAGCTGGAAATCCGGAAGTACAAAGGGAACTTTGACACCACAGCCGGCCCCCTAACCCGGGCGGAGGACTGTGAAGGCGTGATGGTCCACGCCAGCGCCGGACTGCTCAACGCCACCCGGGTCCGACTGGACCATGGTGTGGCCAGGGTACGGTTCTACCCGCTGGGGTACACGGGTGAAATCAAGATCAAGCTGGGCCGGAAGTGGTACGAAGTGTGGAATGAGTACAATCTGATCCTGGGGGCATCCAAATGAAAAGCGTAACCATCTACCTGGGCAGCAAGTGTAATATGAATTGTGCCTACTGCCATCGGGAGCCGGACCCGGAAGAGGCCAAAGGGCTGCCTCCCGAATTTTATGAACGGCTGAAAACCATGGCCCGGGAAGGGCCGCTGACGGTGAAGTTCATGGGCGGGGAGCCCACCCTGTACATGGACACCATCAAAAAGGTGGTGGCGGCTGTGCATGGCGCCACCTTTGCCATTGCCACCAACGGGAAGAACCTGGAAACGTTCCTGCCCTTCTTCCGGGCCCATCATTTCAAGATCGCCCTCAGCTATGACGGTGGGGATGTGGATTTGCGGGGGTTCAACCCGTTGGAGAAGCTGGTGGATTATCCCTACCTGAGCATCAGCACCACGATCTTCCACGGGAATACGGATTTCCGGAAGATCCTGGCCCAGTTCCGGGAGAAACGGGAAAAAGGAATGAAGATCTCTTTCTTTCCCCACCTGGTGCACCACACCAGTCCGGCCAATGCAGCCTATGCCCTGACCAAGGAAGATTACGCCAGCGTGCTGAGGCAATGGAAAGAACTGGTCCTGGAGCTGGTGGAAGGGTACAAGGAAAGCGGGAAAATCAACTGGGAACTGACAGCCCTGTTCTATGGCCTGTTCCGCCGACTGGAAGCCAACTATCAGTATGGCGAAACATACTGCTTCAACCGGAATCTGTGGAAGGTGGGTCCTACGGGCAAGCTGTTCAGCTGCTTCTACATCCGGGATGTTCCTCTGGATCCGGAAAACTGGCGGGAGCAGCAGGCCGCCCTCCTGGACTACCTGTTCCCTAAATGCAAGGGGTGCAAGGTATACGGGATGTGCGGCGGTGGCTGCCACAAGAGCCTGGACCATGAGCAGGAATGTGAATTCTACTATGCCCTGTACACCTGGTTCCAGGCATTGGCCGACAAAGAGCCGGCAGTCTGGAGGCTGGGCAATGCTTTACAGTAAGGACAGTGTGTTCGTCGTGTTCCCGGACTGTATCCAGAGCAGCCAGAAGGAAGAACTGTGGGTAGACCTGGTGGGGAGCCGGCTCGAGATCGTACACAATGGCAACCCCATGACCATCGACCTGGATGCTCTGGCACCCTGCTCCTCTACCCAGGTGGTGACAGGCAGGGCCGGGGACATGGTCCTGTACAACTACCGGGAACTGCTGATGATCTACGGGCTGAAGCCCCTGGAGTTCCTGCAGGTGTTCCGGCTGCATGGCTGGGTGCAGGTGGACAAGACCCACCGGGGTGTATTCGTGAAGATCTTCTGCCCCCAGGGGCAGCAGAATCCACGGAGCAGCCGGACGGACTGGAGCAGGGTCCAACATGTCGGCCCTGGTGAGCTGCATCCGGTTGATCGGAAAAACTCCTGGTCCTTTACCCTGGAAGATTACCAGATTACCGGCCGGGTGTTGCACGTCACCGGGACGCTGTGGAAATCCCCATTGTGGCAGGATGAAATCCTGTATTTCAACCATGGGGGCCAGGCAATCCCCCTGCAGGAAGGGGAGAACAGTTTCAACCTGCTCTATGTGCCTGGGGAAGATGCTTATATGGGGACGAAGTACAGCCGGTATCCTGGCCGGCGTATCAAGCTGACGGAGGGGAAAAAGTGAAAGATATTGTAATTGAAGGACTGAGTACGCTGGTGAGCCTGCTGCTGGGCGGCCTGGCCGGCTATGTGATTGCGTATGTGACCGGCCTCAGAGCCGTACGGAAAGGGATGCAGCTGATCCTGAGGGCATCGCTCAATGACATGTACGTCCGGTTTCAGGAAACCGCCCCCACAGCCGAAGAAAAACAGGTGTGGCAGGAAATGTATGGCGTGTATGAGCACCTGGCAGATAACGGGGTGATGAACGCCAAGCATGAGGAAGTCCTCCACATGGCGGAAATGGTGCGAAAATGAAAGGTATCCACGGGGCACTGCTGAACCTGCTGGGGGCCATGGGCCGCATGAAGGTCCGGGGTCTGCCCCGGGCCCTGGTCATCGTGCTGATGCTGCTGATTATCGGCAGCATCCTTTTATACTGGGCCGGCTGGATCTGGCTATGGGCAGCCATGGGGCGGGTGGACCTCCCGGCCCTGAACATGCTGCTCCAGACTCTGACCGGTGTGTCCTTCATCGCAGCCATAGGCTTCATCGGGAAAAGCTTGGTGGACGATGATGGGGATGGTGTACCAGACGATTGGGAAAAAGAAACGGAGGAGAAAGAACATGCTGGAACCAACAATCACTGACTATGGCCTGGAATTTGGCTATCTGGAACCCCGGGACGTGACGGATCAGATTGTGATCCACCATACCGGGAACCCTACTGACGACGACCTGAGCGCCGAAGAAATCCATGAAAGCCATAAGGCCCAAGGATGGTCCGGAATCGGTTACCATTTCGTGATCCGCAAGGATGGCACCATTGAACGCGGACGGCCCATGGATACCATCGGGGCTCATGCTTACGGAGAAAACAGCCACACCATCGGGATTCATGTCTGCGGAAATTTCGACATCGCCGAACCCACGGATGCCCAGATTGAAAGCTGTTCTGTTTTGGTCCAATGGCTGGCCCTTATCTATGGCCTGGAAATTAATGACGCCACGGTGGTGGGGCATTGTGACCTTATGGCTACAGCCTGCCCTGGCGAAAATTTGTACAGGCAATTGGGTAAAATCCGGGGAAAAGCCAACTGGTACGAACAGAATTACAACGAAGATGGCGAGTACATCGGTTAATAAAGCCAAAACGGCGTATGGGGGTACTGCTGGCCTCATACGCCGTTTTTCTGCTATACGCTACTACTTACTTGCAAAGAAAAATAAATCAGCTCAAAACGCAAATTAGGAGGTGAATTTTTGTGGAACAGGAGACAAAATGGAGAATCATCCTGGCTACTGCCGGTATCTGTGTCCTCTGCATCATGGGAGGACTAATTTACGGCTGCAGTCGGGAAAAGAAAGAGGAACCCAAGGTCATGGACTACCAGCAGACCACAGATCCAGCCGCAGTCCAGAAAAAACTGGATGTTACACAGGGGGCCGCTCGGGAAATCACCAGGGAGATCTATCATGTGCAGCAGTCCGATGCCCCACCGGCCATTACCTACTACGTCCAGGCCCCGGACGTGGAAGCCGGAGCCCGGCAGGTAGCTAAAGACATCCAGGCAGGCAAGCCGACCGTCCCCGCTGCAGCAGCGGAAAAGACGGACAGGACCGTGGTCACGGCCGACACCGACCGCCAGAAAGTGGACGTGTACAAGATTAACCTACGGCGCAGCCATAAGATTAAAGCCGGTATCATGACAGCAGATGGAAAAACCTATGGCGGGATTGGGTATCAGGCTGGTAAATGGGAAGGGATGATCTACACCCGAAGTGGCAGAAAGGTGGATGCTGCAGCTATTACCTATACCCTGGCAGAGTGGTAAGAAAAAAACCGTAGAGTCAGGAAAACCTGGCCTTACGGGCTATTTTATTTGAGTAAAATTTGAATAAAAGCATTGACAAAAATATCAAAATAAGGTATAATATAATTGTCGGGAGGGAGGTGATAAAGTGAAAAAGAAAAAGCGAAAGAAAATAAAAAGGCTGGTTGCCTTCCTCATAGCAATCCTTCAAGTCGCCAAACTCATCAAGGATTTGCTAGACTGACAACCAGCTAACGGCCGAAGGGTGGCGGGATATCCACCCACCCCTTCTAGGGGTATCTTACCATAGAAAGAAAGGAATCTCAAATGAAAATAAGAATAAAGTTGCTTGATATTTTGGTTCTTATCTTTGCGATTAATGCAGGGGATAAAGTAGACTTTTTAAGTTATGGAATTTGGGGCTGTAGTGCTATCTACTTCTTGTGCCGGATTGGAGACTGGAGGGAGAAAAATGACTGAAGGAAAGCAATGGGGAGGGCGGCGGCCCGGTGCTGGCCGTCCTAAAGGCAGCACGAAAAACGGGAGCTCTGTCCGGCCCCAGCACCAGCTCCGTGCTTATGACGAAGAGTGGGATCTGATTCGGCGTTTTGCCCGCCTGGTAAAGCATGGGAAAATGGAAGCCTGTAAAGCTGCATTGGACCAATTAGAAGCGGCAGACGGCAAATAA